GAAGATGAAGTATTAGAGGAAGAGGAAGAAGAGGCAGAGGTTGAATCTGACAATGATGATATTAAGCCTTTGGAAGTTATTTCTCAAGCAGAAACGAAAGAGGAAGATGTAAAAGAGGAAGATGTAAAAGAGGAAGATGTAGAGGAAGAGGAAGAGGAGTTATTTGAGATTGAAATTGATGACGTAACGTATTACGCAACTGACGAAGAAAATGGAACTTTATATGATATTACACCTGATGGTGATGTTGGTAAAAAAGTAGGAATTATTAAAGATGGCGAACCAATTTTCAATTAGATTTTATATAAACTCTTTTCTCGATATATAATAAGTTAAATGTTTAATCTTTGTGCCCCAGCATTAATATATGTAGCATTTTCATTGACGCAAATAATTATAGACACATTTAAGGGTTTATATAATACCGCGTTTTTAAAAATAATTGTAATGGTAATAATTACAATACTTTTAAATACTTTATGTCAATCAGGAATGGGAATTATTTCATGGGTTATCGTTTTTATTCCATTTATTTTTATGTCTGTAATAGTAGCAATATTATTATATGTTTTTGGATTAGACCCTGAAACTGGCACATTAAATGTAAATTGTGATAAGAAACAACCAAAAAAAGGAAATTTAATATTTAGTTCAAGTTCACCCCCTATTAAAAAAAATGTTAAATTTATTGATGTTACATATTCAGATACACCATTACATACAAATGAAACAAATGATATAAATGAACAAATGTTAAACGACCATATGTTAAATGACCATCAAGTGCCCAATTGGTCATCTGACCCACAATACGAATAGTTTAATTCTTATAAATTATAATAAAACTATTTAAACAAAATGAAACAATTTATATATTATGATTTCTTTCTTTAATATGATTAAATTTTTGCTAGTTACTCTTCTTATTTTTGAATTAGAAGTATTAGATATTGAAGATGTAACAAGATATTTAAATGATAAACTAACAACATTAACTCTTATTGTTCGTGATTGTTTATCATATGTTATAGAACTATTTATTAATATAGCTTACTATATAATTTATGGATTAAGTATATGCGAACTTCAATTGAATAAATTATATATTGTTGTTAGTCCGCCACTTATTTCATTATGGAATTTATTTATCAATTTTGCTAAGGAAAACAAATGGATTACTGAAATAACTACACAAATGTTAATTTTCATTGATAATGATGGAAACAATACAAATATATGGATTATCGCAAAGGGAAAATTTGAACAATACAATAATGATTATTATTATTCAGGAATACTATTATTGGATAAAGATTTCGATACTAATTGTACTAACAAAATTTATTATACCAGTTATCCAGATTCGTTTAATTATATGACATCAAATGTATGTTTTATGTCCGTCCAATTAGAACACAACAATAAGACACATTCGATCGTTCTAAAAAATAATAACTACAATTATTATATTGTTGGCAATTGTTTAAATCAATTGTTCTTCAAATATTATTTAAAGAATGTACTCAAGGTTCAGTTTAATGAAGACAACTTTAATTATAAACTAACAATTATTGATGACAACGTTAATATTATAACAATTGATGAAACCCAATATATTATATTTAATCAAAAGAATTATAATATTAAATCTATTAATTTTGAATATAAAGAAAATAATGAATATAAAGAAAATAATGAATATAAAGAAAATAATGAATATAAAGAAAATAATGAATATAAAGAAAATAATGAATATAAAGAAAATAATGAATATAAAGAAAATAATGAATATAAAGAAAATAATGAATATAAAGAAGAAAACGAATTCCTTATGAATGATGAAGTAGAGTCAAATGAATCTGATAAATCTGATGGATTTGTTAATCTTGACCAAAATTAATAATAATAATAAATTAAAATAATATAAAAAAATTGAATTAAATAATATACAATGGAAACCTATCATACTGATTTAACAATGGCTACCGCAAGTATTTCCACTAATTCCATTATTGAAAGTTCCATATTTCATAAACTTAAATCTAGATGGAATTTATGGGCTCATTTGCCACAAGATTCCGATTGGACTGTTAATAGTTATAAAAAGATTTATCATTTTAAGACAGTTGAGGAAGCCATTGCGATCACGGAATCATTACCAGAAAATTTAGTTAAAAATTGCATGTTATTTATTATGAGAGATGGAATTACGCCTATGTGGGAAGATTCAAAAAATAGAAACGGTGGGTGCTTTTCATATAAAGTCTCTAATAAAAATGTAGTTGAAGTCTGGCGTGATCTTACATATATTCTTATCGGAGAATCAATCAGCACAAATAGCTCATTTGTTAATCGTGTGACAGGCATTACCATTTCACCTAAAAAAAATTTCTGTATTATTAAAATTTGGACAACCAATTGCGATCATCAAAATCCACAAATTGTTACAGGAGATATTAAAAACTTATCAGCACAAGGTTGTTTATTTAAAAAACATACCCCTGAATTCTAAATATATAAAAATAATACAAAAATAATACAAAAATAAGTTAAAGACATAAATTGATTAATAAAATATAATGAAATATCCATTTGTTATATTTTATCGTAAAGACAGATTCAACTATTTAGACAATTTTTTTATTGTTAATGCTGATAAATTAGATTGCACTATTTTTATTGCTAATTGCGTCGATAATGTTAAAAAATTACATAATTCAAATTTTCACTTATTAATTACATTTGGAGACTCTGTTGAAGAATATCAAGAAGAACTTTTAACGGTTATTTCAAAAGAAATGCTTATAAGACATATTCATATATTAAATGATTCAGATATAATTAAAAATATTACAACATTTAATGACACAATTAATAATATTTATATAAATTTATGTTCGCTTGACCGCGCTAAAACAAGACCTACATTTTCACTTTTTACACCATCTTACAACTCATATGATAAAATTTTAAGAGTTTATAATAGTCTTAAAAAACAAACATTGCTTGATTGGGAATGGGTTATTATTGACGATTCGCCAGATGATAAAAACTTTGAATTTTTAAGAACAAATTTTAATAGCGATGACCGTATTAGATTTTATCGTAGGTCATGTAATAACGGAAGCATTGGAAATGTTAAGAACGAAACTATTGGATTATGTCGCGGAAAATATGTTGTTGAAATGGATCACGATGATGAATTAATGCCCTTTGTTCTACAAGAATCAGCGGATCTCTTTAATAAAGACCCTGAACTTGGATTTATATATTATGATTGTTCATGCGTTTATGAAAATGGCAAAAATCAATGGTATGGCGATTTCATATGTAAGGGATATGGCGGATATTACTCACAAAAATATGAGGGACATTGGCGTTTAATTTATATTACACCAAATATTAACAATATCACATTAAGTCATCTTGTTTGTTGCCCAAATCATCCAAGAATTTGGAGACGAACAATATTAATGGATATGGGAAGTTATTGCGAATATTTGCCAATTTGTGACGACTATGAGATACTTCTTAAAACAGCAGTATCAACTAAAATAGCAAAAGTACACAAATTAGGATATATTCAATACATGAATGACAGCAATAATAACTTTTCTTTAATCAGAAATTCCGAAATCAACCGAATTGGACCTAATTACATTTCTCCCATTTATTATCAAAATTTACAAATTAATAATGTTATGAAAGAAAAGGATGCTTTTGAAGATACAATATACATAAATAACCATTCTAAAATTTGGGAAAGAGATCAACTAACATATAAACATAAGTATTGTAATCAAATAATTAATAATGATTACGATAAACAATTTTGTATTATTGGGTTTGATAGTTTGTTACATAATATTGATAGAATAAGAGAACTATATGAAAATACAAGAAACGATTTCATAGTCTTGGAAAATAAATGTACAATTGAATATTTACAGCAAAGGTTAGACAATTATGGATTTGAACGCGTTAAATGTTACAATCTTATTGGTTCATCAAGTGAAGAATTAATTAACTATTTTAAGTTGCTTTACCTATCTGTTGCGTCGTATGAGATTATTGATGTTGGCATTCAAAAAACAAAATTTAATACAAATTTTTACAATAGATCTCAAATTATCAATCAACTAACACAAAAAACTAACAAATATTTAGAAATTGGCGTTGAATATGGACAAACATTTAATGGCACACATTTTTTTGATAAACTTGGCGTTGACCCTGATCCAAAATTTATTCCAACAAATGGCAAACTAATTAAACTAACATCCGACGATTATTTTAAAAATTTAACTAACAACGATTCTTTAACTAATAGTTCAATCATTGAATTAAATGAAACAACATTTGATGCCATTTTTATTGATGGAATGCATCAATCTGAATATCTTTTGAGAGATATAAACAATAGTATCAATATACTAACAAATAATGGAATTATATTTATAGATGACATATTACCATTCAATTATAATGAACAGCTTAAAATACCAAATAAACATTATTATGAAGATGGAATTTTAAAAACAGGAGAAAATTGGACAGGAGATGTCTGGAAAGTTATATATCATATGTTATTACATTATTATGACAAAATAAACAGCTTTAAGTATTATGACAACATCAATTATAGAGGAGTTGCAGCATTTAAACTAAATGAAAAATTTCAAATAAATAATGACGATATTGATGTCATAAACAATTATGAATATTTCAAAGATTACAATAATTACATCAAGATATTATTAGAATTATAAGTTATTGAATTACGTGCTAATTTATTATAAAATATTAATAATAAATTATCATTTACACTTTTTCTAGTTCCATATCTATAAACTTTAAATTTTTATTTAAACGCTCTTTACAATATAAAAAATCGGCATCATTAATTATTATTTCAATACACCGCTTCGCCTCATCATATTTTTTATGTAAACAACAAGTAACAGATAGTTCATCTAATAAAAATTTACCATATGCTGTATATTGTACATTTTTATATTTTTGTTTAGCATCATTGTAAGAAATATTTAACGCACATTTTAACAATTCATACGCATCATTCACACGTTTATGTTTATTGCAATATAGACTCAAATAAAAATATGGTTCTGCTCTATCTGGAAATTTTTCCATTGCCTTTTTATAGTATGATGATATTTCGTCAAATGATCGTCCAATCTCTGTATATATTAATGCTATATTTACATAAATTTCATAAATCGTTTCATATTGAGTTTCATTAGTTATTATTGTTTCACATTTATTAAATAATTTAAGAGCATTATCGTAATCTTTATTTGTTTTATATTCACACGCAGAATTATACATTATATATATATTATTATCAATATGACTTATTGTGTTAAATGTATATACGTTTGTTGTTATTTTAGAATACCCATTATTATTCGGTCTTAAAGATGAAACAATATTTTCTTTAATATTATTTTTCTTATTTAATGGTATTTGAAATTCTATTTTTTCCATAAATATTAATAGAAGATATATTTATATTATTATTATTATTAGTATTATAAGTTAAATATAAACATTTTATTAATTTATTAATGGAAATAAAAATATCAGAATTACAACCAACAATATGTTTAAATATGATCGTTAAAAATGAATCGCATATTGTAAAGGACACTCTTCAAATGCTTTGTTCCAAAATAAATTTTTCGTATTGGGTAATATGCGATACCGGTTCAACTGACAACACGCGTGAAATTATTCAACAATTTTTTAAAGATATAAATATACCTGGAGAATTACACGAACATAAATGGTTAAATTTTGCACACAATAGAACACTTGCGTTAAATATTGCCTTTAATAAAACAGATTTATTATTTATTTTTGATGCTGATGACGAAATACACGGAGAAATTAAAATTCCAAGTAATTTAAATAATGATGCTTATCTTTTAAATTTTGGTTATGCCACTGGAATATCCTATCAAAGGGTTTTGTTAGTTAATAACCGTATTAAATGGAATTATCAATCAGTTATTCACGAATATATTAATTGTTTAATGCCTAATCCAAAGATAGTAACTCTTGAAGGAGATTATTATATTGTTTCTGGAAGAAAAGGCAGCAGAAGTAGCGATCCGAACAAATATTTAAATGACGCAAAAATACTTGAAGATGCTTATTTTGAAGCTAAGACAAAAAATGATCCTCTTTATTTACGTTATGGGTTTTATTGCGCAAATAGTTATAAAGACGCAGGTAATTCAATTGAGGCAATTAAATGGTATAAAATAGCACTGAATAATGAAAACTGGAGTCAGGAAAAATATATGTGTTGTTTTAATTTATATAATGAATATAATAAACTCGGCGAAAAAGAAAAGGGGATTTATTATTTAGTTGAATCATTCAAATATGACACTGAAAGGACAGAGTGTGCTTACATATTAATTCAATATTATCTTTCAAGAGATTTGTATCAACTGGCTTATCAATATTATGGATTAATTAAAAACTTTTATGAAAATAAGTATTTAGATTCTAACACAAATGGTAAGTTATTTGTTGAACAAGATAAATCAAATTTTTATTTGCCATATTATATGATTTTAGTAGCTGATAAAGTAAAAAATACATATCCTGATTATATACAAACTATTATTAAAATGTATGAAATTGTTTTCGTTAAAAAATATCCGATTAACGACGATTTCTTTATTGGAAATTTACTTTATAATTTACAATTTTTTATTGAATCGTGTGTTAGTTATAAACCATTTATAGAACTATTCCAATCATATATTGATTTTTTATACTCAAGAAATTGTAATATAAATAAACATCTTTTTTTAAAACAATTTGAAAAACACGGCATTAAATTAAAAACAACTGAAAAAACAATTGAAAATACATTCTCTCAAGATGAATGTAAAAATAGCAATAAAATATTATTCTATTCAGGATTTTCTAATGTACCGTGGAATTATACTTATTGTACTAACAAACCACTTGGTGGTTCAGAAACGGCTCTAGCAAATCTAGTAAAATCATTTACAACAAAGTTTGATATTTATGTTTGCGGAACAGTTGCTGAGGAAATTATTGACAATATTAATTATATTAATTTGGATACTTTAAAAAAAATTATTACATCAACACCTTTTCACACAATTATTGTTTCAAGATACATTGGGTTTTATGAAATGTTTTCTAATATATCATTTTATCAATCATTTATATGGGGACATGATGTTAGTTTATATCCCTATGGTTGTGATTTAGATGTTACAACTATTCTTAAGAAATGGTCACATAAAATTACTGGGTGTGTTTGTCAAACAGAATGGCATAAAAATACATTTATTCAACAATATCCTTCATTAAAAGATAAAATGTTTGTTGTAAATAATGGAATTGTTGTAGATAAATTTATATATAAACCAATTAAAATTTCAAATAGATTTATTTATACATCTTGTTCGGAAAGAGGATTGGATAAATTACTTGAATTATGGCCAAAAATAATTGAAAGTTTGCCTTCTGCTGAATTGTGCATTTGTTCATATAACAATTTTCCACAAAATGACTACGAAAAAAAATTAGATGAAATAATTAAACAATATAATAGTATTAAACATTTGGGTTGTTTAAATAAGCCACAATTATATGAACTTATGTCTTCTGCTGAATATTGGTTATATCCAACTAACTTTTCAGAAACATCTTGTATAACAGCAATGGAAATGTTGATGTCAGAAGTTATTTGTATTTATTATCCGATTGCTGGACTAGTTAATACGGTGGGGGATTATGGAATTCCAGTTGAAAAGGGAAATGAAATAAACGCAATTTTAAATTTATCAACTAACAAAAAAAATGAACTTATGAAAAAAGGAAAAGAATATGCTTTATCTTGTAGTTGGGAAAATAGAGCTAATAAATGGATAAACATAATTAACATTTCTAATAAATCAAATACTTTTAACGAAAATGTAGATAACACTTTTAACGAAACCTGTATTAAAGTCATTAATTTGACGAATAGAGAAGATAGAAAAAATCAAATGATTGAACAATTTAGAAAAGAAAATATTCAAAATTATGACATTATTGAAGCTGTTGATGGCAAAGATTTAGAAGAAACTAATGAGTTATATCAATTATTTCAAAATAATAATTTTGAAAACAAAAAAGGTGTTATTGGATGCGCGTTAAGTCATATTAAATTATGGAATAAATTATTAAATGATGAGACCAACGACTTTTATGTTATTTTAGAAGATGATATTGAATTATTTGATGGATTTAAAACTAATCTTCATAAACATTGTGAGATATTTCAAAAACAAAATCTAGAACATTTGTCGCTTGGTGTATTTGAGTGTAATAATAAATTACAGGAAAAAATACACAAAAATGAAATAACTATTTTTGAAAAAGATGTGTATGAAATTTGGAATATAGCATTTGCTTATATAATCAGCAAAAATGCTGTCAAAAAAATATTAGAATTTATTAACAAATGTTCAATTAAATGTGCTATTGATAATCCAAGAGCTTATGGTGACATTTTAACTCATCATCATACAACACTATGTATTGCCAAACAAAAACCATTCAGTTCATTTGGAACAGATATAAATAATTCAAACAAGTTTCTTTTTGATTTTCCAAAAAATAATATTAATTGTTTAAAAATTGCGTTTTGTGATTGGTGGAGTATTGAATATTGTGGAGGTTTTTTTGATTTAAATAATAATTTTATTACTAATATACTTAAACACGCAACAGTCAATATAACACTTGTTAGTCCTGAGGATAATCCAGATATTTTATTTTATAGTATTTTTGGATCAGAACATATGAAATACAATAATGTAAGAAAAATATTTTATTCTGGAGAACCATTTGGAACTAGACTTAATGCTAATTATAATATAACATTTGATAAAACTAGTGATATAAATTATAGATATCCATTATGGTTATCATATACAAATTCTTATTTATTGGAAGAATGTAATAGAAGAAAAAATGGAATTGTTAGCATTCCCAAACGCAATAAATTTTGCTCTTTTATTTCAAACGGAGAATGCAAAACTACTTGTAGAAGAGAAATAGTTGAAAAATTATCTAAATATAAAAGAGTAGATTGCGGTGGAAATTTTCTAAACAATATCGGTTATTGTGTTCCAAGAGGAACAGATTGTTCAGGTAAAATTGAGCATAATTTGAATTATAAATTTGTAATAGCTTTTGAAAACGAGGATTATCCTGGTTATGTTACTGAAAAAATATGTGATGTTTATAAATCTAATTGTATTCCAATTTATTGGGGAAATAAAGAAGTATTGAAAGATTTTAATCCAAATACCTTTATTTATGCTGGAAATTTTAATAATTTTAATGATTTAGTTGAGTATATAATAAAAGTTGATAATGATGAACAACTATACGCATCATATTTTGCCGAACCATTTTTTTCAAACAAATGGATGGATGTATTTAACGACCCATATAAAACTTTTTATAAAAATCTTGCTGATTGTATTATTGGGAAAAATGTAAATATATATAACAAATTTTATGAAATAACTATAAATCCAATATCAAAACTAAATATATATAACATATGGCATAATAAATTATTTGATAAATGCTATGATGAACTTGATAAATATTCTCTAAATAAAATAGTTATGTATGACGTTAATACAAGTTATACCAAATGTTATAATACAAATAAAAAATATAACATTATACGCGAATATGAATTAGATAATTATGATGAATTATTACAAAAAACAAATTATTGCCAAACATCATGTTTATATCATGTATTTATTAACAAACTTTATGAAAACTTAGATTATATTGGGTTTATTCAATATGATATGATATTATATAAAGATTTTATTTATGACATTGAAGATAAAATTAACAAAAATAACACTGAAAAAGATATATATTTTTATTCATTATGTGTATCAAATAAAATAGAGGTACCATATATATGTAAACCATATGAAAATTCCATTTTAGAAAAATATAATATGCATTTTAATACATCTCATAGTTATGATTCAATAAAAGATTTATCTAATAATTTTATTTGTCTGCATACATTTGTAATTCCAATTAAAACATTTGTTAAAATGATGACATGGTATTGCTCTATACATAGTTGGTTAAATAATAATTATTTAAATAATTTATATCAAGAAAGTATTTCCGAAATAACCGAAGAAGTATTTGGATTATTTTTATTATTACAAATGATTGAAGATGACACTATAATATTAGAAAAGTTAAATTTATATCACGAATGGCCTAATTTACATAATCAGACCGAATTTAATAATTACAAAGTGAAAATGCCTAAAAATGATGCTGTTAATAATAAATTGATATTTGATATTGGAGCAAATGTTGGAAATTGGGCTTTACAAAATATATCTGATACAAAAACCATAATATCTGTTGAAGCTAGTATTACTACATTTAATAAATTACTTGAAAATGTTAAAAATACTAGTATCATACCTTTGAATTATGCTGTATGTGATTCTATAGATGATTATATAACATTTTATGAAGCAGAAAGTAATGTATTATCGTCATTAAATAAAGATTGGATTAATGGATATAAATCAAGATTTAATGTTAATTGTAAACCAATTAAATGCAAAACGATTACAATAAATAAGCTTATAGAATTATATGGAGTTCCAGAATTAATAAAAATAGATGTTGAAAGTGCTGAATATTCTTGTATAAAATCATTAACTAGAAAGGTAAATAACTTATGTTTCGAATGGGCAAGCGAATATCTTGATATGAATTTAAATTCACTTAATTATTTATATAAACTTGGGTTTAGAGAGTTTTATATTCAAATGAATAATGATGATTATACATTTATTCCAAATGTTTATTATTCAATAGATATAATTAAAAATCAATTAATAAAAACATTACCAAAAATTGATTGGGGAATGATTTGGTGTAAATAAATATTAGTTAAAATTTATATTTAAAGATAAGCATTAAGTATAAATATGCTTATTGATATATTTTCATTAAGATTTATAAAAGAGGTAAAAGGAATTTTGCATTTAGGAGCACACGAATGTGAAGAAAGAATAAAATATTTAACAAGATTTAATTATATAACAGATGATAATATTATTTGGATTGATGCCTTAAAAAATAAAGTAGAATTAATTCAAACAACAATTCCAACAATTAGAATTTTTAATGAATGTATAAGTAACTTAGATGACCAACTTATATTTTTTAAAATAACAAACAATTATCAATCCAGTTCGATTTTAAATTTAAAAGAGCATATTATTGAACATCCAGACATTCATGAAATATCAAGGATTGAGATGAAAACCAAAACATTAAAAACTTTTTATAATGATAATAATTTTACAAATTCACAATTTAATTTTTTTGCACTAGATATTCAAGGTGCAGAATTACTTGCTTTAATCGGAGCTGATAACATTCTTAACGATGTTGACTATATTTATATCGAAGTTAATACTAAAGAATTATATGAAAATTGTGCATTATTAGATGATATTGATATTTATTTATCAAAATTTAATTTTAAAAGACAAAATATTTTAATGACGGAACACGGATGGGGTGATGCATTTTATGTTAAAACTCAATTTAATATTTCATCTGATTTTAAAATATACTATGGCACAGATATTAATAAAATGGACATTACTGAATCTGTATTAAAAATAGATAAAAATAATAATATTATTCATATTCCATCAGGTGATGAAAATAGGGCTATTCTATTTGGAGATCCATCTTATGGAAATTTAAAAAAAATATTTATACAATCAAATAATGATAGTTATATGATTGACCATAATGATAACATTTATTTTAATATGGATGACAATACGTTAGAAATAAATAATGTTCCACAAAAATATAAACATCATTTAAGTATTATGGCTATTTTTAAGAATGAAACTATGAATTTAAGACTTTGGTTGGAACATTATTTATGGCAAGGTGTTGAACATTTTTATTTAATTGATAATGATAGTAATGATAAACCACTTGATATTTTACAAGAATATATAGACAACGGAATTGTTAGTTATTTTTTAAGAACAGAAAAATATAAACAAGCAGAACATTATAGAAATGTTTTTGACGAAAATAATATAAAACAAAATACAGAATGGCTTATAATATGTGATCTTGATGAATTTTTCTTTGGAACAGAAAAAAAATTAATTTATACCATATATGATTTCAAAGATTACGATGTTATATATACAAATTCTTTTTTTTATGGTTGCGATGATATTATTAATCATCCGAAGGATATAAGAATTAGCAATATTCATAGAAATGATGATATATCTAATGGTAATAAATATATTTTTAAACCTAGTATTATAAATGATAGTTCAGAAATCTGGATACACTGGTTAGTTGTTCCAAATACTTTTCAAAGAAAAATTTATAGAAATGAAATTATAAATAATACAAATATAAGACTCAATCATTATCAAATTCAATCACTTGAATACTTTCAAAACGTTAAAATGACAAGAGGAGATGTTTCTAAAGCAGAGCTTGAAAATATCAGAAACATGGATATTTTTGAAGAATATAAATGTAGATGTATAATTAAAGATGCAATTTTGAAAAATATTATTGAAAATGATTTGTATGATAAAAATGGAGAACAAATGAAATTTTATGATGAAAATAGAAAAATAATAGATAATAAATCTATTGAATATAATGAACAAATGTTAGTAAATAAATATATTTTAGAAGATGACATTGTTTTAGAACTTGGAGCAAGATATGGAACTGTTTCTTGTTCTATAAATAAAAAATTAAATAATAAATATAACCAAGTATCTGTTGAACCAGACCAAAGAGTTTGGGATGCTTTATATTTAAACAAAATTAAAAATAATTGTAATTTTAACATAATTAATGGATTTATTAGCAATAAAACATTAGGATTAACAAACTTAGGACATGGATTAGATGGATATGGAACTACTTTTTTTGAAGACGATACTTCAAAAATTCCATCATTTACTTTAAATCAAATTAAAACAACCTATTATATTAATAAATTTACAGCTCTTGTTGCTGATTGCGAAGGATTTTTAGAAGTATTTTTTGATGAAAATCCAGAACTTTATAAAGATATCAGAATTATTATTTTTGAAAGAGATTATGAAGATAAATGTAATTATAATATTATAGAACAAAAATTATCAAAATATGGTTTTGTAAATGAATTAACAGGTCATCAAAATGTATGGATTAAATATAATTATAACATATGAAGATACATAACTATAGAATTTCCATTTTCATCTAATTTTATTATATTCAATATTCATCAATATTATATTTAATTATTTATATTTAACTAGTTAAAAAAAATAATTTACTTTCATAATTTTATTTAAATTATCATATTTTGTATTTAAACCAGTTGTTACAAAATGCCCCCATAGAGGGCACCATATTTCTCTAGCTTTTCCAAGAAATATCGCTGATAATGAAAATGTACTTCTTGACATTATTAGTACATCAGCATTACATAATAAATATAAATCATAATTTTCATTATCACTACGAATACATCTATATGTATAATTTATATCATAATCTCCTGGTTGCGTTATAATTATTATTTCGTGTTCAGGATATTTTTCTTTTGCTTGACTAATTGCTAGTTCTATTTTATGTCTTGCCAAAGGGGTTTGCATATTACAATATCCTAAATTTCTTATCCCTTGTATAATTTGTTCATCATTATTAATTCTATTCTTATAATAATTGCTACAAATTTCTCCATTATAATCTGCCCTATCTTTTATATCTCCCATACGTAAATGAACTAAAATAGATTTTTTTGGGTTAAATGGTATTATAAAATTACTTGGAACATTTACATTAATTTGCGTTATGATTGAATTACTTATATATTTTTTAAAATAACTTATTAGGTCGGTATTTATATTATATAATGCTTGGGTTGTAATTATTAATAAATCACAACTATAAAAATATGCTAATCCATTAAATTTTGTTTCAAATTCTAATAAATATTCCATTATATTTAAATTATTGTATTTTGATTTATAATCTTTAACAGGAAATTTTTCATTATACTTATCAATCCAAACTAACAAACTCTCTACTATAAAACTTTTGGGATATTTATTGTTTTCATATTCATAATCATTATTATAGTTCACTTTTGTCGGATCGTATACTATATATAAGTTATTATAAAAAGCATAAATTATTATTGATAAATATTGAATTAAATGACTTCCTAATCTATCTCCACGTGAATATAAATAAATTGATTCTTCCATAAATATTAAAATGCTTTATATTTATATTAAATTTAAATACAAATATAATTACTTAATTTTCAGTTGAAAAAAAGAATACTTGAAATAATCTTCCGTTTTCTTTTGAATCGCCAAAATAATCCATTGACATATGAAATCTATTTGAATTAAACAATATTAAACGATTAAATACATTTCCTACCTTATCCACATTTTCCCATTTTGTTAAATCCTGACTACATTTATCCATTTCTACTTTATTATCTAATATTTCCATATCTCGCTTACACATTGTTCCGTCTTGAAAACGATAAAATGATGTGCCAGAACTTATTGGAGCATCGGGAGTTAAATAAAGTACTCCAGCCCAATTATTAAAACCATCAATATGAACCCACGACCTATCCTTACTTGTTGTATATTGAAATGAACCGTTATAAATTTTAGAAGCATCTGAACCATCTTCTTTTGGCATTGGAAACTCGGTTATTTTTCCTCCAAATGGCTGTATATATTTTTGGATTATTGATTTTAATGATTCATTCGCATATGATATTGTTCTTTGTCCAGGATAATTACCTCTTACTAAAAAATCTTCTGTTAAAATATGATTTCTTGTATCATACGGATTATTATAAAAATTATCGATAACAATTAGACCACAACTTGGATTCCTTTTTTTAATATCATTAACTAACAATTCTTGTTTTTCTTGTTTTTCTTGTTTTTCTTGTTTTTCTTGTTTTTCTTGTTTTTCTTGTTTTTCTTGTTTTTCTTGTTTTTCTTGTTTTTCTTGTTTTTCTTGTTTTTCTTGTTTTTCTTGTTTTTCTTGTTTTTCTTTTTTTGATTTATCCATAAAACAATATCCGAATTACTTTTTATATATTTTTTATAATAATAATATTAAAAGCAATATAATAATGCTATTATATGAAAACTATTTATAACAAACCGGTTTATGTTTTAGAAGACGAATTTGTTCAGGTTCCTCATTCGGAATTTAATAACTTAATCATTTTAAAGGATTTGAATATAATAGAAAGAATTATTGGATTAATCAATGAAATTCAACAATCTTGCAATTTAACATCTTTTGTTAGTTTAAACACAAGTCATGGAGGATATGTTCCAATGAATTGTTCTTCTAATTTTTTAAATGTTATTATAAGTTGTAATGATTTACATTATGATAATATTAATAAGAATATACACGATATAAACGAAATAAAGTATAAAATAATACTTGAAAATTCTACAGATGTTTGTATAAATAAAGAACTAACAAATTGTTTGTTAGTTTATTCTGGTTCTAATGTTGGTCGTTCTAATATGATTGACTTTGACAAATATATTAAATTTAATCCAATATTTATATTTCATAAAGACAATAATTCGTCAGAACCAGACCCTAATTATGGAACTAAGTTTAATTTATCTAATTCTGATTTAGTTCTATATGTTCCAGAAATACATATTGATTTATTTAAATGCGCATTTAAATATTACTTAGATGAACAAACTAACATATTGAATTATGATAATCTAATTAATCTTTGTGTAATGGTTAAAAATGCTGGTCCTCAATTTGAAGATATGTTAACAAAAAATTTAGATTTAATTGATTGTTGGACTATTTTAGATACAGGAAGCACTGATGAAACAATTGATATTATTAATAATTTGTTAGTTGATAAGAAAAAAGGAAACCTATATCAAGAACCATTTATTAATTTCAAAGATAGTAGAAATAGATTACTTGAATTAGCTGGACAACATTGTAAATATACATTAATGCTTGACGATACATATATAATTGAAGGACAATTAAGAGAATTTTTAAATACAGTTAGAGGAGACCAATTTTCTGATTCATTTACTTTGTTTATTAAAAGTCATGATGTTGAATATGGCTCAAATCGTATTTTGAATTCTGATAGAAGGTTGAAATACTTATATAAAATACACGAGGTTATAACACCCAAAAATAATATAAATGTTGTCATACCTATCAATGTAGCAAATATACTTGACGAAAGATTTGATTATATGGAAGACAGAACTATGCAACGAAAACAACTTGACCTAAGATTATTACAAGAAGAAATTGACGAAGATCCTGAAAATCCAAGAAGTTATTATTATATGGCACAAACATATAATATATTAGAGGAACACGAACTCGCATTTGAATATTTTATAAAAAGAATGAATTGCGTAGATGAAGGATTTAAACAAGAAAAAGTGGATGCAGTATTTGAAGCAGCAAGAATTGCTAATTTTAAACTTAATAAACCATGGAGCGTATGTGAAGAATTATACAACGCAGCATATAATTTAGATACATCACGACCTGATTCACTATATTTTTTGGGAATTCATAATTTTCTTGAAAATAAGAAAAAAATAGCATATGATTATTTTAAAAAAGCATTTGAACTTGGTTATCCAATACATTGCCAATACAGTTTAAAACCAACATTAAGTTATCATTTTTTGCCGAGGTATTTAACTCAATTATGTTATGAACATTCAAATTTTGAATTAGGTGAACAAAGTGCATTGTTATTCTTACAAAATAATAAACCAACAGAAGACTACTATAATATAATTTTAGATTGGTATAATATTTTTGTAAATATCAATAAATTAAACAGAAATCCAACTAACAAATTTAATAACAACTTTAATAATATTGTTTTAAGAAACAAAACTAATAAACCATATTTAATTTTTGTCGCGGATGGAGGATTTAGTGCTTGGTCTGGAAGTTCAATCTTGAAAAATGGCGTTGGTGGTTCTGAAACATATATTATTGAAATGGCAACATATATCCAGAAACACGGACACTATAAAGTAATTGTTTTTTGTAATTGTGACAATTCTGAAATTTTTAATGATGTTGAATATTTACATTTAAGCAACTATCAAGATTTTATTTCCAATATTTACGTTAATACTTGTATCATTTCAAGATATTCTGAATATTATCCTGCTGCTACTTTATCTAATATTGATAATATTTATTTAATAGCACACGACCTAACATTTACAGGAAATATAATTCCGATTCATAACAAATTAAAAAAAATATTTTGCTTAAGCGAATGGCACGTTAGTTATTTAAGCAATGTTTTTCCTCAATTAAAAGATTATTTAGTTCCATTTTATTATGGCATTGATTTTAATAATTTTTTATCAGACGACATAACAATAAAACAAAAAAATAAGTTTATTTATTCATCTTTTCCTAATCGTGGATTACTTGAATTATTAAAAATGTGGCCTAAAATTTATGATAAATATAATGATGCTTCGCTTCATATTTTTTGCGATTTAAATGGAGAATGGGTAAATAGAGTAGCTACTAACAAAATAACAGAAATTAAATTATTGATTGAACAATACGAATCTAAATACAATATTCATAATCACGGATGGGTTGATAAAAAAACATTGGCGAATGCTTGGTTAACCAGCGAATATTGGTTTTATCCATGCACATTTCAAGAAACATTTTGCTTAACCGCATTGGAAGCAGCATTAACCAAAACATTGGCAATTACAAATAATCTTGCCGCACTTCAAAACACTGTTGGCGATAGAGGCATAATTATTGAAGGTAATGCCGAAACAAATGATTGGCAAAATAAAGCCTTGAAAGAAGTATTAAATATAATGGACAATCCTTCTAAAAAAGAAAAATTAATTAATAAAAATTATAACTGGGCAATCAATTTATCTTGGGAAAATCAAGCAAATAAATTACTTAATGAACACTTACTAACAAATAAATTTCAATATTGTGGAATGTTTAATTGGACTAATGATTTACCTTCTTCAAAAGACAGAGAAATATTTGTCAATTTTATAAATTATTTCAATGAAAATAATAAGAACAAATATCCAAAAGTTTTAGAAGTCGGCACATATGCAGGCGTTTCTTTAATTCACATTATTTCATTAATACCAAATTCAATCGGTTATGGAGTTGATAAATGGGATGATTATGACGAAGAAACTGTTATAAATGACGTTAAAATTAAAGTTGATATATTAAATAATATAAATAATAACAATATAAAAAGACTTTTTGAAGAGAATGTTAAAAACTTTTGTCTTGAAAATAGAATTACTGGATTACAAGGAGATTCTACAAATGTATTACTTAATTTGATTGAAAACAAAGAAGTATTTGATTTTATGTATATTGATGGAAGCCATAAATGTATAGATGTTTATAATGATTGCGTTTTAGCTTGGAGAATACTTAGACAAGGAGGATTAATGGTATTAGACGATTATCATTATGGTCTTAGTGATGTAAATAACGACCCTTTAAATTATCCTTTTATGGGAATTAATCATTTTTTAGAAAAATATAAAAAAGAATTAAAAATATATAGCAAGGGATATCGCGTTTTTATTGAAAAAATTTAGAGATATTCAATATATAATGGAAATTAATTATACATCAGAAAAAGAAGCGTGTTTATTTTCACCTATATTTAATCAATTAATTAAAGGAAAAGTTGATTATATTTATAATAATTCAATTATAACAAATCAATTTTTTGATGTTGAAGTCTGTAAAACTGCTTTGGAATATGCTTTGCCAAATTCCGATATTATTGATATTGGGGCAAATATTGGATTAGTAACCCTTGGAATTAAAAGATTATTAGAAATAAATAATAGTAATAATTATATTAATAATTTTCATTGTTTTGAATGCAATAATGACGTTTTTAATTATTTAAAATACAATACAATGGAACACAATGATATTATATTATACAATTTTGGATTATCTGATACATCACAAATAGCTAATATGGAAATTAACAATTATAATAATGGATGTAGTACTATAAAACAAATATATAATAATTCAAGTAATAATATGGATATATTAGATTATAATGTTCAAAAATTCAATAATATAACACTTCAAAAAAATATATTTGTTTCTTTAATGCCTTTGGATTTATTTATTAATTTATTTGAAAAAAATGTTTGTGTAATTAAAATAGATGTAGAAGGAATGGAAATTAATGTGCTATTGGGAGCTAAAAAATTAATAGAAAAACATAAACCTACTATTATTGTAGAAATATTTGATATTAATTTAATAAAAGTTAATGAACTTATGACAAGTTATAATTATGAAAATAAAGGATTAATTCCTAAAAAATATAAGTCAGAAGATTATCTTTTTACATACAAATTTTAGATTATTTTTAATTATTATTTAATTAAAAATCATTTATATTTTTTTATTTAATTGTATCATTTTTCTTTTCGGTCGGTATAATTAAATCTAGTATTGATACTCCACAGAAAAATTTGTGTATCCTGGATTATAGTAACCACTTGCCACCACATCCAAGTTGCTGCTTAAACCATATCCTGAATTATTTAAAACAACTTGACTATCAACTATGGGAGCTCCTACAAGTGAATTACTTGCTACTCCATTACCTCGTGTTGTAAAGATAGTTGCAGCGGATGGCGCAGAATACCATGTTATACCATCTTGGGAATACGCTATCGTGTTTGCACCATTTCCATCCGCAACCCATCTTGTTCCATTCCACGCTACTCCTCTTCCTTGTATTGAAAAGATAAGTAATGCTGTAACACCTACCCATGTTATGCCATCATTGGAATAAGCAATACTATTTGTTCCCTGACCAACCGCAACAAATCGTATTCCATTCCACGCGACTCCTAAGCCAAATGATGTAAAAATATTTGGACCAGTTACACCAAGACCTGTCCATGTACTTCCATCGGTGGAATAAGCAATCGTATTTGTTCCTTGACCAACGGCAACCCATCGTATTCCACTCCAAGCTACACCAAAACCTGATACTGAAAATGGATTTGTTGCGGCTGCTGTCCAAGTAATTCCATCGGTGGAATTAAGGATACTATTTGTTCCCGCTCCAACAGCAACCCATTTTGTTCCATTCCAACCTATACCAGTACCAGTTGTAAAAGTGTTTGTTGCTGGAGTCCATGTTATTCCATCAGCGGAATAAGCGATTGTATTTGTTCCATTTCCAACCGCAACCCATATTGTTCCATTCCATGCCACACCAAAACCTGTTGTTGAAAATGTAACTAATGCGTTGCCAGTCCAGTTTATGCCATCCGTAGAATAAGCGATACTATTTGTACCAGATCCAACGGCAACCCATCGTGTTCCATTCCACGCCGCTCCATAACCCTGTACAGAAAAAATAGTTGCTCCAAGACCCGTCCACGTTATTCCATCTGGTGAATACGCGATACTATTTGTCCCTGACCCCATTCCAATGGTTGGCTGTTGGATAAATACGGAACCTTTTCCTCTGTTCCATGCGACACCATACCCAAACGTTGTAAAAATATTTGGACCCGTTACACCGAGACCTATCCAGGTGATACCATCAGAAGAATACGCGATCGTATTTGTTCCTTGACCAACAGCAACCCATCTTGTTCCATTCCACGTTACTCCATAGCCTAACGTTGAAAAGATAGCTGTTCCAATGCCTACCCATGTTATACCATCATTCGAATACGCAATACTATTTGTTCCCTGACCTGTCGCAACCCATCGTGATTCA